CCAAACAAATCATAAAAATGTTTTGCCGGAGGTAATTTATCAATTATTTTTTCAGCAATTTTATTCTTGCTTCCAACATAAGGTATTCCGTATCTCATAGTTTAAATCTTAAATAAAAAATACCACATCAAACTTAATAGCACCAACATTAAAACCAACATCAACAAATCAAACAATAATTCTAACATGCCATTATCCTACTTACATGCCTTTAATAACGCATTGTATTTTACTGCTAGTTCGTCACATTGTTTTGCAATATCCAAACTTGCTTCAATCTTTCGTAATAGTTCGCTTTCTGTGTAACATCTAATACCGGATTTATCTTTGGTTTTTCCGGACACTGATTTATCGGTTTTACTACTGTTTGACACGCACTTAGGCACATTGACAGTATCACGTAAATTATTAAGGTCGATAATATCCTGTTCATGCTTTGCCCTCATTGTTTCAATCGTTTCCAGATAATCATTCACAATTTTATCTTGTTCAATTCTTAATGCCCTTTCCTTTTCGATAATTAGTTTACTGTTTTTTAACTCTACCTCCCTCATTTCAGATTGCATTTTAAGTTCACAATTTGAATACCCTTTTTCATAGGCAACTAGAATTAAAAATCCTAAAAAAATTAGAAAACAAAAAGCCTTGAATAAATCACTATTCATCAGATTTAACAGATTCATTTTGTGTTATTCCGTCAATTTCCCATTTGTCTGATTGAATCATCGCCATCAATTTACGGTAATCATCGCAATTTTCTTCAAAATTATTTATTACATTACCGTGTAATTTATATACCTTTTCAATCGTATAATCTTTCTTTGTAAATTCTACAATCCAACCGATAAACGTAACATTCTTAAATCTATAAACACCATCATTCAAACCACCAACATAACAGAAACAATCACACAATTTCATTTAAACATCCTTGCAATAAGATATATCTCAATAATCAGAATAATTACCGATGCGATAATAATTACATACGGTAAATAATCAATAAAATCCATTTTATTATATCCCCATCCTATATATTGTGAATTTTATCACTTTTTATTAGTATGCCATTATGCTAAAATACTCACGTTCGTTTGAACAAAGTTTATTTTTTTATAATACAATACAGTATTTATGCAAATGCGACTTTGATTTGACGGATTGAGATGGATGTGAAAAAACCGTAATATCTTTTGGTATTACGGTTTTCTATTTTTATTTGCTACTCTATTTGCTACTCTATTTATCAAATAATTTAACCTTAACACCCTTACACAATTCTTTAATTTCACTGTCATTCTTTAAATCAGTTTTATAAGCTTTTAAACATACCTTTTCTAGCTTATCAGACTGTTCGATAGTGTAATTGTCTCGTTTAATGGCTAGGTATGAAATCGTCAATAAACCGATTATTGCGATTAACCCAATAATACCAAGTCCGGTAGCGTCAATATTCATAGTTATTTACCCTTTAATTTCTTAACTCTCTTATCTACAAGGTTTTTAAGGAGCTTCAAACCCTCATAATCCATAAATTTACGTTCATGGTTTAGATTAACTAAATTCTTAATCATTTTCAGTTTAGCCTCGTTATCTAACTCACTAGCAATAATGTAGGATATAGCATCGTTTAAGTGGTCAATACCTTGTTTACATACATACATATTTCATTCCTTGAGTAAGTGTCTTGCAAGACAATTTAACTTCACATCCCACGTGGGAACGCACAGGATTTCAACCTGTTTATAGCAAGACACTAAACCTATTTGCTACTCTATTTGCTACTTTTTAATTCTTCAATTTCATTTCGCAATTCTTTAATGCACTTTCTCAAGTAAGCACATTCAACAATTAAGGCTTCGGTATACCTTAAACTGTAATGCTCACTTGCTTCACGTATTACCTTTTTCTCTTTGGTCTTTGTTCCGTCTTCTTTTTCAACTTCGACTTCTTCCGTTTCTTGTGGATATTCTTCATGGCAATATAAGCCATAAGTGGAAACATCTACACCATGAGATTTACACGCTTTATCAATCTGCTGAACTACATAACCCGTGTGCAGTCTTGCTTTGTCTTTTTTTTGTTCTACAGCGTCATTGTACTTGAATTGTACTAAATCTACATCTTCCCAAGCGTCTAGCAATTTATCGTCAATTTCGGATATTTGCTGTTTTAGCCTTTGGTCTGATGTGATTTGACAAGCTGTACCGCTCCATGTCCATGTACCATCGGGACACAAGTTCATAAACTTAGAGCCAACACTTTCACTCGTTGATCCTAAAGTCATTCTACCTTTTCGAGAACCTTTATCAGAACTTGAATTACCCCCATACAGTTCAATATATGCACCATTACCCCAATATGTTCCACTATAAATAAATATTTCACTACTAGCACTTGCATGTGAAAACGTATTCCCGCTTATCACCGCCCCACCATCTCTCGGAATTGCATTAGCATCATGTATGTCATAAGTTACTGATACACCGTTTACTGTCTGTGTAAAATGTGAAATATTAGCCATTTATCTGTATCTCCAAAGTTTCTGTATTACTGTCATAGTTAAATACTGTTGCGGTTGTGTTACTTACTGTTAGTGTTTCAGTACTGCTATCATAAGTAAATGTAGGCGGGGTAAATGTTACATTCCCACTTCCTAACAATGATTGATTATTAACAGTTTTGATATTAGTTCCACTAACTAAAGTATCTTGTTTACCAAGTAATTGAGATGCGACCCAATTTTTAATGTTTAGCCACATCTCACTGACACCGTTATTATTTACATATTTTGTCATAGTATTATGCCATCAGAGTATCAATTTCAGCATTGGTTAAAGCAATATGATTAATATCATCATGCTTGCTATTTAACTGTGTTTGAATTGAACTTGTAACACCGGAAACGTAGCCTAATTCTGTGCTAGTAACACTTGCTGTATCAATGTTACCGCTTGCATCTGTTACAACAACTCTACTTGCAGTAGTTAATTTACCATCATTAGTGATATTGCCATGTACGTGAGTAGAACTTGCTTTACCTGCCAACAGAGTATCAACTTCAGTCTTGGTATAGTAATTACTAAGGTCTATTTGACCCTGCCCTACAACTGGTTGTTTCCAACCATAAGTAGGCGGAGTAGTCGTATCATCCACAATTTCCCAAATATAGCCGTCCAACTTAGTAGGGTCATTGGAGCTAGGCACTAAATACATGATACCCTCTTGTTGTCCGGTCTGTGGCAAGGCAGATACTACAGTAAATACATCTTGTTGATACTGAGCAAATGCAGTCTGAATAAGTGCATTTACTTGAGTTGTGGTTAAAACGTATGTGTCTCTGAAATATCTTAATCCGGTTCCATCTAAATATTTTGTAGTCATAACAATCTCCTTATGAGTTCATAAATTCGTCAATTTCTGCGTTGGTTAAAGGTAATATATCTAATTCTTCTGTCGTCTTATCACCTACAAGTTCAACACCATTGATACTAGGCTTATTCACTAAATCATTGTAATCATTAGTTCCGTTTGTCGATAATTCAATATCTGTATCAATCTCACCGTCTGACGTTTGAATGTCGGTGTCGATACTGCTTTCATTATCTAATTCAATATCAATATCAATCATCGCTTACCCTCTCATCGGTAACTGAAAATTGAATTGTTAAAAACTTTGTTTTCTTTTTGGTTTCGTCATTCCGATAAATAGCTAGATAGCCGTTTTCTAATTTGGTCGGAGTAAGTGAATAGGTCTGTTCTCTAGTGAGAGTGATAGGCAGAATCTTTGTATTTAATACATCTGATTCATAACGGATTTGTAATTTTTGAATTTGCAAAATTGCGTAACATTCAGAAAAATCATAGGTGCTAAGTTCATGTGTCGAACGGTCTATGATTCTTATGTTGCATGTATCGTCTAAATAAGGGTAATAGTCACCCCTTACTATCTGTAAAATCTTTGCCATTGTCATTCTCCAACAAATAAATTGCTATGCTCAAAACTGAACAATCAACAATATTCTGTATTGACATATTGCGTGATAGAATTTTCATAAGTAAATTCTGTTTCAATACAGATGTATTAACTTTCTGTTTCAGTAAATCATCAACATTCGTGCTGATTGCCTTTAAAATCTTTTCTTTATCGTTTCTTGCCATTTATCAAATTCAACGGTATATCTTCACTCTGTTTTACTTGCTTAACTTCTTGCTTAATGCCACAAAAAGCATTTAACACACTTAATCTACTGTCATTTAACTGTGACATATAGATATTCGCTTTGCACCATTCTGTTTGTGTAATCATCATCGGTGTAAACTGCGGATTATTAACTGTGCTGAACCACTGATAAATAATTTGTGTAGGTTTTTCAGTATCAATTTTTGGTCTTTTAATACCTTGTACACAATATACAAATACTTTACCATCTGAATTTGGAAATTCATGTACCCAATAATCAACCACTTGCACATAATTAGGGTCTGGAATTTCCACCGAACTATCATAAGCTGATTTAACAAGTTTCCATCTGTTATTAAGACTATCAGTAAATTCACTTGTTATCTGATAGTCTTTTAACTGCCTTAAATCTAAACTCGATTGATAGTTAGGTTTAAAATCTATTGCATTACTCGGAATAACGGGCGGTGCATAGATATTATTCATCATTGTTCATTCTCCAAATATTCAAACAGGCAACCGCAATATGATACAATTCCTTGCTTGTTTTGTATTTTTCGTATTCTGCAACTTCCATTTTCAAAATATCAGTCCATGAATTATATTTTTCCCACGTTTTAGGTCTGTCATGGTCAACTTTGGCACATTCAGTCATAAAATCTTTATCGGGATTATCTTCAAAATTATACTCGTTTTTGCTTTTAATTTGTGTGATTATCATCATCAATCCTAAAAAGTGGGATTTTCACCCACTTTGAATAATAAGGAAAAACAAATACTAAATTATTATGCACCAGTAGTTGTTGCCGGTTTTAAAGCGTTAATAATCGCTTGTGTCTGATTAGCTTGTGATTGCGCAAACTGATTAGCCAGGACGTTTAACTGCTGATTTACTTATAAAAAGATTTGCTTCACTTTTTCTACGTTTAATCAATCCGTTCGAAACGGTCAAAACACCGTTAATTCTAACCTTATTCCACAATGAAAAATATTTAGGGAAATTCTCAATCGGTTCTTTATTGATTAGTCCTTTACATATTGAGGAACTTAAAAAATTGCCGTAACCGACATTAAAAATAAATGAGCATAAAGCGTCATACTGATTTTGTGTTAAAGTTAAATTGTGTTTAGTAATGAATTTATCCAAATTAACAGTTACGGTTTTAACATCTTGTTTTAAATAATAATCCGCCTGTTCTTCTGTGATTTTCATTCCCTTTGTGACTTTATGCGTATGACCATAACCAATAGTCCACATACCAGCTTGACATTGATACGATTCAAGTTTTAAACCTTCAAAAGTTTTAATTAAATTAAGTCCTTTACTGCTTATCCACATTTTCTACATCTCCAAAATGTTTAAGTATCAGTTCTTTCATTTTTTCAGTTCCTAAATATCCGACACATGAACCTATTGCGATTGCTACATTTTCGGGGATTGAATGAACTGCTTGAATACCGTAAAAAATCCCTACGGTCATTATTGAACACAATAAACTATCTAACAGTTTATCAATAAAAGAATTAGACTTTCGCCACAATCTAATCATTGATGTAAAAAAGGCTAAAACACTTCCGCAAAAAAGCTGATGTGCCTCAATAAATTTTTCGATTAAATCAAACATATAAAAAAACACCCCTAACTACAAAAATTATAAAAATTAAATTTTACATTTCAATAGTTAGGGGTGTCAAAAGCAAGTAAATAAACACTCACATGCTTTTTGCTTTTTCTACATACCCAATCAACCGTTCAATCCATTTAATCTTAATTGCTGATTGTTTAACCGCTTCCGGTATTTTATCGTAATTTGCGTAATACTCTTTGTACCTTTCAAATTTCAAATTTTCTTCCGTGTACCACTTTCTTAATTTATCTAAATCTTTCTCAATTTGATTCATTCTTTATTACCTACTCAAAATCATCATCAGTCCAACCAGTGATAATATCATCACAATATCTATCGTATTCATCACTGTAATAATCGGTTAAATCTTCATACATTTTATCTGCATTACCTTTATAAATTTTGTAGAAAATAAAATCATAAAGGTCATTTTCTGTGATTTCGCCACATACAAAATTTTCCTTTGTTTCAATAGAATTTCTAAAAGCATCTATTTTTTTATTAAACTCTAAATTATTCATTTTTGTTTTCCAGCACATTCTTACTCAAAATTTTGTGAATTTTTAAATTACTGCACGTCATTACATTATCAGATACATGCTTTAATTCAACGCATTTTAATATGTATTCAGTCTTTAATTCTTGCTTTTCGTGTTTATAATTAACACACATGATTGTTAATTCCAAAAAAGCAATTATTAACAAAATGTATGCAAGTGCGTTCATTCTTCTAAACCACCTCTAATTGTTATATACGTTTATTTCCTATTGCATTAAAAGCCATATCGAATGTCGTTAATTCAATATCCGTTTCCGTTTGGTCAGTAATATCAATATCTAACAAACTAGGCATAAGATTTATTGCTTTTTCTACTCCGTATTCGGCTATGTTTTCATTTAATTTTTTAATATACGCTTTAGATCTTGTAATAAGCCTATAACTGTGTTTTTGAAAAAAATCTGACCATCTTTTGTTTTTTACAGTCTTAGGTAACTTTTCCATATTATCACGGTATTTATAAAAATAATGTTTCCTATAAACACTATAAATAGCTTTATACTGTTTGTCTTTGTAATGTTGGTTTCCGTATGATGTATCAAATTTTTGTACAAGTTTTTCAGAAAAATAACATCCCCAGTTTAGCGTTGCATAATCAATCGCATTAACGGGGTCCTGCCCTAATAAAACAAATAGCGATTTAAACTGATTATTACATGTATATAAACCTACACATCTTTCTACGACGTGTTTCAATCCGTAACTTGTTCTACCTGTTCTACCGTTTTTTCTGTTTGTACTCCCTAATCGCGATACAAAATCAACAATAAAAGCTATTTCCACATCCGGTAAATCGGTTATTAACTCATCATCAATAACTTCTCCCTTTTCGTCTAACGTTACCGGATAACCATAATCACTATTTTTTATTGTATAAGTTCTTTCCATTATTCTAATTCCTCAAAATATCCATATCCCTTAACACATCATCGTTAATACTTTTTAACAATGATAACAATCCTAAAGACAAACCATACTTGCGATACTCTTCTTTTTTATCCACGGCAGAACGCATTTTCATTTCTAAAAAGCGATAACATTCATCAATAATTTTATTCTGCGATTTTAAATCACTGATTAAATTACTTTCTGTCATACTCTGTCTCTATAATGTCATTATTCAATCCCTGCAAACCAGCTAATAAAGTTATTGTAGTTAGAATTACATTAAACTGTTCTGATTTTTCCGGAACTTTTTTGATGCTCTCACGCCAAAACTCACAACAATACTCTATCTGTTCATTCTGATTTTTGAGGTATGCTATGTAATCTTCGCTAAATTTACTCATTTTTATTCCTTATCTGTAAAATTAAAAATTACTCTATTCTCTTTTGGCTCATACACAAAAGTAAATAAATCATATTGTTTTGTGTATTCTTTTAACTTTTCATAATAACAACTTCTTTGTTCGTTACCATCAGCAATAGTCGCAACATCAAGTTGTTTTCTTTCACCCTTGTTGTTACTGTAAATTAAAGCAACTTTAAACGGTGTGTCGATAACAAAAAACATAAATTTAATTTTATCGTTCATTCTTCTACTCCAAAAGGAACCCATTTGCCTAATGTATTTTGATACTCATATTCATTAAACAATTCATCAAGAGAGTATGGTATATTTCCTATGTGGACATATTGATAATGAACTTCTTTATCATCCACATAGCCATTCAGAATTAAATACCGTTCTACTGCATCGGCTTTTCTTCTATGTCTAATAGGTTGTCCGACTATGAATTTGTTAAAAAATTCCTTAAAGGTATATGGTCTAAATTTCTTTTCTTTTTTAGGCTCAACATTAGCTAAAGGTAAGAAATACTCATACCAAAATCTTCCATCACCACAAAATCTTTTTATGTATCCTTCCCTCAATTCGAGATCAGTTAATACCCTTAATTCAGCATTTTTTAAATTTTCAAAATCTTGTGAATCATTACTAAAAATTCCGTTTTGCCCTATATATACTTGAGCTAACATCGCATTAACTGGGGAATAAATCTCTAAAGGATTAATAATTCTATCATCTAATTTCATTCTTCAACTCCAAACGGTTTAAAACCTTCTGTATAATGTTTCCGCACTCATAACAACCTCTCTACATTCTTACTAAAAAATTCAGTAAATTCTTCAAGGTTATCCATTATCACATCATCATCGTTTAATTCAAAAACAAAATCCTGTTTAAAGCCATAATCATATTCTAAGTTGTTTTCTAAATGCTCTCTTATTTGTTCGTCAGTCCACTGATAATTATGTTGTTTACGAAAAGCGGTTTTATACTCATTAAAAATCTTGTCGTAATATTCTTTGTCTTCTTCCTCTATTCGATCTAAAAGAAACATATTAACCTCACTCATTTTGATTATTCTTCAAATATATTTTCACCGTACTCTTTAAAACCGTATGATTTTCTAAGAGTTTCCTTTAATATTTCTCTTAATGGTTCTTCAAATTTTTCTTCTAGTTTAAAATATACTAGAGTATAAAAATCTAATGCACATCTTCTACCGTTTACATACCAATGCTCATATTTATCCCCATAAGGATCGTATTCAATTTCATACTCTTTAAATCCATTTTCTGACAGAATCTCTAATTTAATTCTTAAATGTTTATCCGCCCAGCCGGTGAAATCTGGGATAGCATAAACTATAAAATAATCACCATTTTCGTTTTCTCCGTAAGCTTCAAATTGTCTGCGATTTTCATTGTAATAATCACTAGCAAGATTACCTTTTCCGATTAAAGCCAATCTATTGTTATTGTTTATATCGTTTGCTTGAATTAAATTCATTTTAAAATCCTCTTTGTTCTTTGTTGTGTATGTATATAGTTTACAATATGTTATTATGTAATAATGTGATGTAGATCACATTTTTAATTATTCCCCACAAATTGTAATTTTAACGTATGATTTATCTGCATCAAAAAATCTTTCCACACTAGTAAATTTATTAACGATGCGATCATCAGTCCAAACTTTACTTCCTGTCAAACTATCCAACAAACACTTAATGCCATTGTCAATATCTCTCCATTTCTGCTTTTGAGTAATCAGATTTTTTGCAAAATGAAATTCAATATCACAATTAACATTCTTACTGAAGATAACAGATCCGAGTGTTTGTTTAAAAATTATCGGTTGCACTTTCAAAACATACGCTTTTGCTTTATCACTTTTCCTTAAAAAGCATCTCCCGGTTGCACGATTATATGTAGGTTTGTAGTAATCATTTACTGACAACGGCATAGGTAATTCAAACACTAATTTTTTCATTTTAAAATCTCTCTTAACAACGGTATCAGTTTTTCAGACATTTTGTTTCTTTTACAAAAATCAAACAATGAATGATACATAATACCGTCATATTCAAACTGTTTAACTTTGGTCGTTAAAATCCGCTTTAAATCCCACTTCAAACGTTTTCTGGAATAATACGTTTTTAGTGGAATATTATATACTTTCAACATTTCAGACAAATTGTGATATTCATTACCTTGATAGTCTGTATATTTAACTTTGTTTGAATATTTAGCAACAATCAACTCCGTTTTTTCTCCGGCTTTATAGTGTTTGTAAAAGGTAGAAAATTTTACAGAAAAATAATCTGCACATTTTCTAATGCTTTTAAACTCTATGCCATTAACTGTGATTTGCTGATTCTTCATTTATTTTGTCTAACAGATCTTCCACTTGTTCAATAAGGTTAATAATCTCATTTAATTGACGTTTAATGTTTTTATTACTGATTAAATCGTACAATCCCATGAGATTTAACTTACTGACACAAATATCGTTGGTAATATCTTCAATTTCTGAATTAACATCAAGCATTAAAACGGTATATCCTCTTCCGCATTTTCAGTTTGTTGCGCACCTTGTATTTCAAATGGACTTACTGACTGTGACTGCTGAACATTCTGCGGTGCAAATTTCTGTCTTGTTTCTTCTTGCGCTTGTCTTTCTTGCTGAATTTCACTTGTTATCTTTTTAGCAAGTTCAAACGATTTTTTCCAATCTGTAAATTCAAGTGCCTTATTGTGCACTTCTTCTAAACTTGCACCATTCGGATAGAAAAAATGAACTGCTTTAAAAATCGGTATGTCTTTTGTGGACTGACATACATATGCAAGTGTTACGACAACCTCTCCGGTAATATTGCTGATAACCGTATAGTTATTACCGTTAGATATAATCTCTTTCTCAATGCTTTCAAGTTTTCCGGTTGTAATCAACAATAACTGTTGCGCCAACATAGAATTAGAATCGGCACCGATATAAAAACTAACTTTTGTACCCTTCTGCACATTGACCATTGTTACATTCCACTGTAACCCGAACTTACCTTCACTCTGAAAAACAGACACGATTTTTCCCTTATACGCATAAGGTTGTTTTTCAAGTAATTTGAAATTGTTTAAATCAATCTTTTCAAATTTCTGTACTGCATTGTAATCGTTACAACCGCTATAATTGTTATATTGCATAAGTTTTACTCCTATCTTAAAAATTCACTTCCGCTATCAGTTACAATTACAACTCCTTTAGGAACTGTAATGTTGTTTTCTTTGATAAAATTTTCACCGTAAAATACGTTCTGAATAACATATTTTTCCATAAACCATTTTTTTACATTTTCAGACTTGCCGTTAAAAATTGCATCTGTCATTTTCCGCCAACCGCAAATCTTGATTAACCTTGATATTTCTGGATTCAGAAATAAATATTTCTGATCTCTGCCATATAAATAAATCGCATTTATCATGCCTTGTATAATGCTTTTCTTTACCGCTAACTGTAAACAGTCATTTTCATTTTGTTTTTCAAACTTGTTCATATCCTAAAATCCTATAAAGTTGCCGTTATCATCAAAATCCCTAATTTCAACTGGTTGTGATACTGCTATCTGGTCTGTTTTCAACCATGTAACTATTGCCGACTTCCAACTTTTCATTTTGTTTTTACCAACAAACCAACCTTTTGAGTTGTAAAAATTCCACCACTTCACCGCCGTTTCATGTGAAAATGTACGGTCTTTCGTTTTTTCAAAAAACGCTTGTTCAACTTCCTCAATAGTTGGAGGAACAAAATTTGTCCTTTTCTCTGTTTTTTCAACTTCAACACTTTCTTGCTTTTCTGTTATTTCAACTTTTTGTTCATTCTGCAACTGTTGTACATTCTGCAACTGTTCATTTTTCTTTACCGCAACAACTGACGGTAACTGAATATGCGTTTTGTCATACAGTATATCCAAATTCAGTGAATATCCCTGTCCTTGTTTTTCAACAAACCCCTTTTCCATAAGCGACTGAATAACACTGTAAAAAGTGCGTCTAGGCATAGGTATTTCAACACATGTAAAATAATCAGTATCGCAACCTACAACAACCTTAATCAACACAAATATTTCACTTGTAGATAGTTCGTCTAAATTACAGATTCTGTCTGCAAGTTCTATTTGGTTTAGCGCTTCATCAAGCATCCGTTTATAAATCTTCATCACGTATTCCTAATTTCTTAAAAGTTATTTTGTTTAATCTCATAAGGTTAATTAAAACCTTATAAGGCAAGTAATGATAATTGTACATACACATCGTTTTTTGTGATACCGGTTTACCCGTTCTCTTATTCCAGAAAAGTTCATTTGTTTTAATCTGATTCTGTAATACCTCTAGTTTGATATTTGCTCTGTCTGCAATATCTTGTAATGTAATTCTCTTCATTGTTCAACCCCTTTGTTTATATCGTTTACGCAATATATCATATTACAATTTTGGTAAAAGGCAAAATACTTTTTTGGTAATTTTTCAAATAACTTTCAAAACTGTGATTCAACCCACAATCTGAATTTTGATTTAAACATGAATTTTAATAATCAAGCTTGTAATGATAGATTTTTATTGTAACAGACAGATTACAATGCCGTTTTTACGCACGTACATTGATTTTAAGGTACGTTCTAGCGTTTAGGTAACTCAATATATTACCCACACAATAAAATGCGTTAAAACGCTTATACGTGAGTGTTTTAAAAAATCGCATTATTTAATCGCAACTGTTCGGAAAAAGCGAACACTTCAAATCACCTCGAACCGGATTTCAAGTTCTCCGACAGTCCTCGATTCATGCACCAGCAACAAATTCATTTCCTGTTGGCTAGAAGATCTGATTTTTCATTTTTCGAACTCTCCTTAATTTTTCTGCCAACCGCAAAAAATCAAATGTGCAAAATTTGTATTTCTGCAACGAATAAGAAAAGAAAAACAAAAACAAAAAAGAAAAAAGAAAAAAGAAAAGAACCAAAAGAAAAAATAAAAAAAAAAAAAAAAAAAAAAAAGAAAATAAATATATTAAAAAAAAAAAAATAGAAAAAAAATATTAAAAATTATTTTTTATTTTTTATTTTTATAAATTATATATATTATATTTATATTATTAATATATTAATATATATAGCGTTTTGTTCATTTTTTGACCAGTAGTAAACACCAAATTTTTGATTTCAGTGTGCATGGTTTTAGCAAAATTGTTAAAACCTTGCACACCATCGAGTGCATACTTTTTGCAAAATTGTTAAAACCTTGCACTCTTGATTATTTTTTGTACATCACTAAATTTAACCTAAACTGTTAAAATTCTCTGTTTTTCCTTTACCTTTATAATCAATTTGATTAACTTCACATTTTTACGATTATGGTTAAAAATATTGCTTGATTTGACAATTTTTTATGTGTATTATGAACACATCAAACAACAAACAGAGGGTATCAATATGACATATGAACAATGGCTAAAGAAAAGAAAAGAACAACAAATGATTAAAACAGTTTTGAATTTTCTTGGATGGTGCGTTGCAGTAATTACGATTCTGGCATTATGTACAGTTGCATTATGCAAGGCTTTAAACACTCCGGAAGTGGAAATAAGCTACTCCACAAAACAATGTGTACGTGTAGTTTACATGGATGGAACAATTACAGATTGTTCTAAATTACCCGAAAAATACGACAGGGTATGGGTGAAGTAAAATGATTAAAAAAAAGGTAAAAGACCATTTAGGTAACGAGTTTGAATCGTATGCACAAATGTTTAAATTTTACGGTGTGAATTACAATACCGGATTGTGGAGACTGCAAAACGGTATGACAATTAAAGACACACTGACAAAACCCGTTACAAGGAATTGTATTCCGGCAAAAGACCATTTAGGAAATGAATTTCCTTCAATATCTGCTATGTTTAGACATTACAATATTGAAGTTTGTTATGGTTTTTCAAGAATGAATATGTTTTCAATTAAGGAAATATTAACAAATTCGTACCTCAAAAGACCGTTTACTAATGCTAAAAAATGCACCGATTTTAAAGGCAAAGAATACGATAGTATCAGTGATATGTGCAGACATTACGGTATTTCTGTGACAACATTCTGCCAACGTTTCAATATCTATCATTGGTCGCTAAAAGATTCGCTGACTAAAAAATCTCGCACCTATGGTTGTATTGACCATTTAGGTAATAAATTCAAAAGTGTAACTGAAATGTGCGAATTTTGGAAAATACCCCGTTCACGTTTTTGTGATAGGTATTTTACGTATAAATGGGATATTGAGAGGGCTTTGACACAACCTTTAGGGCATTTAGGGAAAAAGAAATGCAAAAAGATATTGAAGTAAAACTTGATAGAATCTTTGAGAGACTTGTTGATTTAATACCTAGAATTAACAAGGCAGAAGATTACATCAGTTCGCTAAAGTCTAGGGTTAAAGACTTGGAAAACAGAAAACCGGAAGTAGTAAACATAAGTAATCACGAAGTTAAAAAGACAGATATAAAAGACTTGGAACAAACTTGTAAATTACTTGTAAAAAACTTGGAAATTATTGAAAACCGGATAGCAACAATTTCAAAAAACCTTTCTGTTTTAGCTACTGCAAGCTTAACGGAACAAAAGGTGTTAAATATGATTGATAACAGAATCAGATTATTTAATAAAGGGAAAATTAAATGAGAGCATTACGAATTAAAGGTAAATTCTACACATCACTAACAATGGCATGTGATTTAAACGGAATATGTCATACAACCGTTTATAGCAGAATGAAAAAATATAAAATCTCGATGACAAAAGCATTAGAGAGTATTATTGATAACAAAAACAAAAGGCTATTAGACCATAAAGGCAATGAGTTTAAATCATATACTGAAATGGCTGAATATTGGAATATTAAGGCTTGTACCTTATTAACAAGGTTAAAAAGGAATTGGGATTTAAAAAAGGCATTAACAAAACCAGTGCAACATAAAACAAGGAATAATAAAAATGAATCATAAACAACTGCTAGAAGCGCATAACGAATATCTGAATAAGAATAAACAACTTTTAGAAGCGCATAACGAATATCTGAATAAGATTGATACTAAAACAACCGACTATGACGATTGGCACAAAAGACGTTATCACGGTTTAGGTGGTTCCGATATTGGCACGGTTTTAGGATTAAATAAATACAAGTCTGTATATCAATTATGGCTTGAAAAAACATGCAGAGCAGAGCCAGCTAAAATGAACAATAAAATGTACTTTGGTCACGTTTTAGAATCGACTATTGCTGATGAATTTGCAAAAGCTACCGGATATAAAGTACGTGTTTCAAACAAGCATTACAAGGCTAAATACAAGCCATGGTTAATCGGTAACATTGACAGACTGATAACCACATCAGATAAAGAAAAGGCAATACTGGAATGTAAGAATTGCAGTAACAATTCATCGTTCAATGACGGTTATATATATCGTGAGGGCAGTTTTTATCACGGTGCAAAATGTACAAGGGATTCAGTACCGCTAACATACTACTGCCAATGTCAACATTACATGTACATAACCGGAATACATAAATGTTATCTGGCATGTTTAATTGACGGTAGCGATTTTAGAATTTATGAAATAGTCTACAATTTAAATGATGTGCAACAAATAGTGAGTAAAGCAACCTATTTTTGGTTTAACAATGTAATTGCCGATACAGAGCCTAGTAAAATCTTAACTGACTTTGACAATACAACTGACAGAGTGCAATCACAATGCTTAGATACCAATAATGAAATTATTGCTAAAAATTTAATTGCCGAATATATAGGTGTTTCTGCTGAAATTAAAAAGATGGAAAAACATCAAGAGGAAATCAAAACAAACCTTTTAAAATTAGTTAATACTGATGTTAAAGAAGTTTGTGATAATCAAAGTAATGTACTGTTTACAATCACATCACAATGCAGACATAATTTTGATAAAGAAAAATTCAAAAAGGAACATGCCGATTTATATCCGCAATACATAAAAGAATCTTACACTAAACCTAGTATCTCAATTAAAGGAATGTAAATTATGAACAATACAAAAACACAAACAACTATGCCTACTGAATTTGTTAAAATCTCAAATGAATTGAGCAAGAAATTTGAAATGGGTTTTTCTGCTGAAATGCTTTATAGCAAGGTTGCAGAAAAGATAACGGCTAATGCAAGGCAAGGTGCCGTTGTTTCTCCAAACGATGTGTACTCATTCATGCTAGAGTGTAAAACACTCAATTTAAACCCCCTCGCTAAACACATATACGGCTTCCTAAACGGTGGTAAGGTATGTACCATTGTTAGTATCGACGGATGGCGCGAAATAGCTAACAGAGAGCCTAATTATGACGGATATGAGTTCATTTACGGTGATATGGCAGTTAAAACACTTGCTTACGATAGTTCATCGTACATTTCCGGTCAAAAGGTTCCTAAATCAGTTACGGTAGAGCGCAAAGTGTGCGAATGGATAGAATGTAAAATTTTTCTTAAAAACCGTTCGAGACCTGTTACATTCAGAACTTATTTTGAGGAAGCATTTAGACCATCGCAACCTTGGGCGTGTCAACCTATACAGATGTTACAGAACAAAGCACTTGTAAACGCTATTAAAAACGCATTTTCGATTAGTGCCTATACAGAGGATGATAGAGAGTTTATTGAACAACCTATACAACCTATGTATGAAATTCAGAAACAGACATCACCTAAATTTGAAATTCAATCACCGACTGAAAATACATCAGATACCGGATTTTTAGATATTGAACAACCGGATTTTTAAGTTATAATAATAGCGTTTCTTCTCAAAAAGTGAATAAAAATACCTACTCAAAAAGAACTGTTTATACAGTTCTTTTTTTATTATGTGACCATTATCTATTTTAATCTGATTAAATTACTTGTAATTATTACTTAATTGATTATAATACATATAATAAAGGGTTTAAAATGGTCGGTTTATATGATAAAGAAAATAGAAACATTGGAACAATTATTACGGGTAGGTGATTCCGTAAGGGATTTTTTCGCCTATATTTACAATTCCAGAGGTATTACAAGGGATGATCTTTTGGGAAAATTAGGCTGGACTAATAACGCACTTGCGACACGTTTAAAAGGTGGTTCAATTAAGGAAACAGACATTGAACATATCGCCAGGGCATTGAACTTAACTGATAATGAACTGTTAGCTTTTATAAATTTTTTGTGATTTACGTCATATAATTTTTACAAGTCATACATTATCATAATTAGCGTGACATTTGTTTATACTCCTTAATATAAATAAAAAAGCCTATACCGTTTCGATATAGGCTTTTTTGTTTGTCTCAATCATATCAATAATGATTATAACTTATATTTGATCATCCGCAAACACTCTAGCATCATAATTGATTGCAGTAACAGAACACTTTTTATCGCTAGGTTTAATTGATGTTACCCAGTACTTCTCAATCTTTCCGATTGCGTAATGCAATAAATCTAATTGAACATTAGTGCGTAAATTAAAATCTAATTCACTTAATAATTGAACATGAGTGTTATCAATATATGTGCAATTTATCTGTTGAACAGTTCCATCATACCGTCTAATGTAAATTAAACTCACATCGCTAGGTACAGTATCAGACAATTCACAAATTAAAGTATTACTGTCATAATTGATTATATAGCCACTGTAAGCGTTTAAATCTTGAGGTAATGCTACCGCTATCAGACTGCCATAATTACAATTCAGAGCGTCAAATTCACAATCAAAATCAATTTGCTTGCGCTGATACATAACTTCACGTAAACGTCTGGCACCTAGTTTAATCGCCTTGTTTACATCAGTAACGGCTAATACTTCCACTTTTTCAGTATTGAGTGAATTTTGATAATTGTAAATTTCTGATTCATTTGTAGATTTATCAATATCAACATATATTTCATCCTGTTTCCAGTTTGACGGATTCATGTATGTAATGTCTGCTTCGTCATTGTCTGTCGGTGTGATGAAATTGTACGTTATTTTCGGCTCTCCGGTCATATTGTTTGCAGTAAACATTTGCTCTATGTATGCGTTTTCACTTCTGTATGTACCTTTGATTTTATTGCCGTCAATTATAGGCTCTGTATAGCCTACTTGCATACACTGTTTGATTGCTTCTAATACCGTCGTACTTTTATCAAAACGATAGTCAAAATTAAGTCCGGCAGTATTCCACATTTGGTCTAACTGCATCAAATTTTGTTCGTCATAAATCTTGCCAAACTTTGAATGTTCACATATGTATTTAATAGGTGCTGACAAAGAACGATTGATTTCTTTATCTTCTCCGGTAGTTGCTGACTGATTTGCTACTGTAATAGTTTTTTGTGTCGGATATTGAATTGACAATTTACCTATATACCAAGTCCAAACATAACCGCCCGAACTATACGTACTGCCTTTCATAAACCCTATGTATTGACCAAAATGAATAGCTACTTGCGGATAATCATCGGCTGTTATGTTAAATATAAGCCTTCCGCCTTGACTTCCATCTTCTCTAGTTTCATGCGGATTTATCCATACTTTAATGTATGCTCTAGTGTGTTCAATTCTTATTAAATGTGCGCTGTCACCGCCTTGACTACTGAAAAATGCTTCTTCTATTAGATATGATGTTATTCGTGTGCCTAAACCGTTTCCACCGCCATAAACAGGTGCATAAAGTCTGTATTCATAATAAATGACACCATCGCTTGATTTGTATTTATCAAACAAACATAAACAAAATCCGTTATACGTTCTACCTAGATTTGTACGTGTTGAATAATTGTTTGCTTCAAACCAAAACTGTAAATTTCCTTTTTGTGCAGTATTTAGGCTTGGTCTGAAACAGTAATCCCTGTTTTCATTGATGTAAAAACTATCCTTATCAATAGTATAACCGATAGACAAATCACTGACCACTTGCTGATATTGAATAATAGTTGCTTCCCTTGAATTGATTAACCGTTCATTTGTAAACCAAACAGTAGCACCGCTAGGAGACCAACCTGTTTGATCATTCTCTCCGTTATCTCTCCAATTCTGCATTTTAATGTATCTGCGATAATATCCTTCATTGTTTATCCACATGAAATTTTTTGGAATTTCCCAGTATGCCGGATACCATGAATTAGCCATGATTAAATCGTACATCTCTTGCGCTGAATAGTTAAAGCTATCAAAACCATTAACAACTACATCTTGATATGTGGTTGTTTTAACATCATTCAGATTTGCTAAACGTCTAGTCCATAATGTACTGATTTGATTGTCACTTAATTCTGCAAGGCTTTCACTTCCCCTAACGGTAATTGCAATAACGGTAACATCGGGATAATGCGTATCTTCTGAAATTAAACATTTTAACCCGTTCCACAAAAAAGTTTGAACGTCTTGACTGTCACTTGAATAACTTGATAGATTTGTCACCCTAAATTCGTAAGCGTTTAAATCATTACCAACGTCAATAGATATTGTCTCACCAAAAGCGTCAGGACTGTTTTTAGTATAGACTTTAGTCATGCTCTGCGGTGTGTCTGTACTTCCGGCAATTTTCCACTCTAACAAAATTGTTGCCGTTCTGTTTTCATAATCTCCCTCATCGCTCAAATGATACAGACCGCTAGGAAATGAAAAATCTACTTCATAATATCGACTTGTTGCACCAATAGGGCATGCTCGATAATATCCGGCAACATTTGATTTTGCATTTGATAATGTACTTGCCGTTTCGACTAATTCAATCTCTGCGGAAC